GTCGTATTTCATTGTTTTCATCTTTAAAATAAGCATAAAACTGAGGAACATCTCCACCACTAAAAGGTACAAGAAATACTTCTTTTGTTTTTCCTGTTACTATTTCTTTTTTTGTTTTTCTTGTACTACCTCTTAGGTTTATTTCTCCTGTTTCAATATACGAAATATCTTGTGACTCTCCTAACCTAAATTCTCTAGGAAGCTCTTGATTTACAAGTTTAATAAACTCAGCTTTTTCTTCTGCGTCTGGGAATACTATGTCTAATGACATTTTAGAATAGCTTTCTCCACGAACAAATGGGCTGTTTGGATCTATAACATGCTCAGAAGTTTTATAGTTTTCTTCAAAATAAGAGTTAAGTTCATCAGATATTTCTTGAGGTGTTTTCCCCATCTCAGCATACATTTCTGCAATAGGCGCAAGATCTGACACAACTAAAGCGTCATTAGAAACTTCTTGCTCTACAAATTCAACAGGAGATAATTTGCTAAACACCCTGTCTTTATTTATTTTAGCAGCAGGAGAATTTCTTTGCTCTTTTATTTCTAACAATATTTCGTTAGCTGTTTTCTCATCTCCAAAATATGCTTTTCTTCGGGCAACTTCTCTTAACAAAGCTGTGTCTTTGTTAAAAATATCACCAAATCTATTAACAGTACCAGATGCACTTTTATCATTCATTAAAACATTAGCATGTTTAAGTAACGTATCAGCATCTACTTCTGGAGAAGTTCCACTTAAAAAGTTTTTGAGACCAGAAACAAGGCTTTGTGGTAATGTAACTCTTGAAAGCTCATAGAAAGCAGGAGTTGCAGAGTTAGGATCAGCCGCAGAAGAAATGCCTAAGTTTTCAAGCATTATCGTATCCATGTCTTCTCTATGCTCTTTAGTTTTATTTGTATTACCTGCTTTAATAGTTTCTCTTCTTAGCTTAAGAGCATCGTCTAATTTTTTCTTTTCTTTTGCACGATCTGTTTCAGCAGTTCTTATATCTGTTTCTCTTTTTTCGAGTGTTCTTATTATTTCTTTTTCACCTTCTGGGAAAGATTGAACAATCTCATTTAAAAACTCCGCAACTTGTTTATTTGTTTTGCTTAAATTTAAAACAGAAGGATCTGTGCTTTTACCATTACTTTGAATAAATAAACTAATTGCATTTAGATCTTGTGAGCTAGCATTTGGTGTACTGTTAATTATTCCATCTGCTCCTGCTAATTTTATACTATTAATAATTCCATCTTTTTCTGAGTCTGAAAGAATATTACTTGGCGTATTTGTAATTCTATTTTGAAAAGAAAGAAAAGATTCCTGATCTAGTAAATTAGATCTTGCATCCTTAGAAACGCTATGCCCTTCAGATTGTAATTGTTTTTTAGCAATGTAATTATTTATGTTTTCTTCAGCTTTATTTCTTATGTCACTTAGAAAACTATTAACAGTCTCTGTTTGCTTGGAGTCATACAATTTATAAGCTTTTATATTTCTAACTATATGTTTTTGAAAAGGAGTTAGATTCTCAAATCCATCTGCATCTGGCGATATGATTGCCAACTTAAGAGAATCTATATTACGATCTCGTGCAGCTATAGTAAGATAGTTTTTTAATTCTTCAGATTTAAAATTTGTAATTAAACCTGCATCTACAGAAACTCCTTCGTCTATATACGCTAAAAACTTATCTTCAAGTTTACCTAATATTTCTACTGACTTAGTTATAGAAACATTCAAGTCTGTAATAGAATCAGAATTTGTTACTGGGTCCTTAAAATTATTGTATATATTATTTAACTCAGAGAATGTATCTGAGCTAATTCTTCCTATATCAGTTTCAGTTAACAGCTTGAAACTATTATAATCTATTTTTGCTTTTTCTTTTATAGAAGCTATTTCATCTGACTCAGTTTCTTTAAGTATTCTTTTTCTTTCAATCTCCTGATCTTCAGCTTGTCTATAATCCCCAGAAAGACTTTCTGCAAAAGACATAACATTACCTAAATCTTCTGCACTAAGATCTTTAGTATATTGTAGTATATTTTTTAAATCTTCTTTATATTCTTTTTCTAAAAAAGTTGTAACTTCACCATCAGTTCTTATTGCTAACTCAAATTGAGTTCTTTGATAATCGTTCATCATAAACTTAGGATAAATGCCTTCTAGCTTACCAAAGACATAAGCAGTTTTTAATGCAATCTCATGTTGCTTAGAGGTCCCCGGATTAATTAAGAAAGCATCTTCAGCATCTTGATTCTTAGCAACTCTAGCTTCTATAAATGCATCAAGTTTTTTAGGGTCTTGATTTGCTTTCCCAAACTCGTATGCAGTAACACTGTCATCTTTATTTGATAAAAGAATATGCTCACCAAGTTTTGTTCTTTGTCTACTAGCATTTAACTTACCTAAAGATAGTTCTGTTTTAGCAAGCTCTAACGCTCCCTGTTGCTCTATGTAGTTTGTATAAATAGTTGGTTTGCCATTTTGCTCAGTGCTAAATGCCATGTTCTTAAGGTATTCGTTTAAAGCACCAGTAACTTTGCCAATGTTATCGGGATCGTCTTGATATTTTAGAACAAGTTCATTTGTTTTTCTTTGTATATCAATTGATACTTCGTTCTGATACCTGTCTAGTATTACTCTTTGGTAAGCTTGTCCTGCTGTTCTTCCTAGAAAGCCTTCTCCATTTAATTCGTTTAGTGCTTCTGGTTTTCCAGTTAAAGGATTAATATTAACAATAGACTTTGAGTCAGCTTGAAACCCTAGTTCTGTACCTTCTTTAGTGGCTTGAGCACCCATTTCTTTAATAGATGCTTGAACAATTTGGTTGGCTGCTCGACCAATACCACTATACTTTTCTACACCGCCAGTATTTACAGCCCTAACACCAACAGGTCCAACTGAAGTGCTTCCCAATCTTTCTCTTATTACTGGCATTAGGCTACGTCCTTATTGCTTTTAAATATATTACTAACAGAAGGAGGCATGTTAAGAGCTATGTCAGCTATATTAGTTAAGAAGTTAGCATTAGATGTAGCCCTCATTCCTGCTGCTGCATTTTGACCATATGTATAAGATGTTGCAGCTTGGGCTGCATACTTTGCCTCAAGAAGTCCAGATTGTCTTTCTATATTACCAATATCTTCTCCCATTATGTCTCTATTTTTCTGAAGGTAAGCATCTACAGATCTTTGAGAAGAAGCAATCTTTGCACTAAAAAAAGCGGTGTTCTGTTTTTCAGCTTCTAGTGCTTCATTTATTCTTCTATTACTTGCGTCTATAGCCTGAGCTTTTGCTAAGAATAACTCAGAAACATACTGACGAGCTTCAAGCTGACCAATTTTCTTTCTTTCTTCCGCAGCTTTTTTTTCTGCACTTCTTTGTTGTAAAGTACCTACAATACTTAAACCTGCTGCTATTAAGGGTAACATCAGAAAGATACCTCCGCGACTAAACCATTAACTTGTATAAACATAGGTGCAGTTTGAGTTACTGTAATCTGAGGATCTTTATTATATCCCAATAAATAGAACTCCCTTTTGCCTGTGACCGCTTGCCTTGGTTGGCTAAAGTCATTGTTTACTTTTCTTATAATTAATTTTTTGTTGTTTACTGATACGGATAATGTTTCAGACATATCAAGTATAACCCTACTTAAACTTCTAGGCTGCCCTGTTTCTGGGCCGATTGCAGTATTAACATCTATAGGATTAGTCTTCAACTCTACATCAAAACCAAAACCTACCTGACAGCTTGTGAGAGAAGCGTCTACAGACGAAACGTTAATCTGACCACCAGACACAGTAAACTTACCTAAGTAGTCTGTAGAGCTTATTACATCGACCTCTGCACCATTCTCGAAAAAGTTTGATACAGTAAACACTCCCGCTGTGCCAGTATATGTGTTTCCAAGATCTAAACTTACATTCTGGTTTAATTCAGTAAACACAAAGCTTTTTGCTCCTGAGCCTAGATTTGTTTTAATAACAGCAAAGACACGATTACCAATAGCAGTAACAGAATGAAATGACCCATTAGTTTCAAACCTTGTCCATCCTGCAACTCCCTCAATACGATTTAGATTGTAGACAGCAATTTCTCCTGTGAAGTTCTGAGCAAACACAAATGATTCAGCAGTGTTTACAGCACCACTAATAACACACATCTGAACAGGATCGCTTATCAAATGAGAAGAAAGCAATGAGATAGGATCAGCCTTATAAGCTTGCTCACTATCATCAAACACAAACTGACGTATCATCTTGCCACCAATCTGACTAAAGATAGTAGCACCATAGAAAGGCTGCGGTCTTACAAACGTAGAACCGAAGGCAGTCTGTCTTTTTACCCTAGCATTTGTAGGCGTAATAGGTTGATTCTCAAATGTAGGAATAAAAAACTCAGAACCTGCCGTGAAAATATGTATGTCTCTGTTGGAAACAAAGTGGCGTATCGTAGCCACCTCGCCAATACTCATTACAAGTTCTAGCGAATCATCATCAGCAGCATCACCAATATCAAAGTTATAATACAACCCAGACTTACTAGCCCAAACAGTGTCAGGTTGTGCAAGAGTACCACCAAACCATAACCTGTTTTCATGGAAGCCAACAGCAGCAGGATAACCACGCAATGAAGAATATGATTGCTCCATCCATTGTTGTGTAGGTGCATGAGTCACAACTTGTATATTACCACCACCATCTTCAGTAGTATTTGCTGACCCTCCTGCGGTAATCGTATACCTGTTTTCATCAATTACTTTTTGAATAGACCTAGCACCATTTAGATTTGATGCAGATATATTTCCGACAGCAGAAGCATTCCTTATAGTAATACTATCGCTTGCACTCATGCCATGATTTACATGCGTAATCTCTACTGTAGTAGAGCCATCAATAGTTCTTAAAGCGTTTGGAATTAACTCTACAAATAATTCATCAACAACATTTCCTGTTGCCTGAGTAGCAGATTGAACAGAAGTAATTAGTATCTCAGCATCATGGTAAAGCAAAGTAAGACCAACATGCTTAGAACTAGCGTAATTACCACCAGACTGACTTCCTGTTGTATCAAAGTATGCTGCGCTTGCTGTAACAGTAATACCAGTTCCAGTAGTTGCAGAAGGATCTAGTGTAACACCAGTTGCATGAAAAGGATAATATGGTTGATAAGTCTTAGCATTTCCTGCTTGAAGCTGAAAAGTAAACTGCTCTACTTGAAAACTATTGAGTCCAGTTCTTACTATTTGCTGACACATAAATGTATTGTGGCTAACAAAAAGAATATCACCACCTTGAGCGTATGTCATTTCATGTAGATATTCTTGATCCCATTGAAGTGCTGCACTATCTACATCCTGAGTTAATGTCGTTGCTAAACTCAATGCACCAGTAGTCGGGTTAATAAAAAATATCTCACACTTTTGATGTGAGAATGCTATTACATATTGCTCATCATCTGAGAATATAAAAGGTATGAGCCTTACTTGCTGACGTATGGCAGTGTTTTCTGTAACACTAGTAAAATCATGCAAGGCTTGAAAGCCACCACGTTTAGCTACACCACCTTCAGTTCGTATGAAGAAGTTCTTAACGCTCTGAGCAGAGGAGTTATAAATAGCAGAATCCGTCCTTGAAACCAAAGACGGACTAATCTCTCCATACTGAAAGTTTGTAATCGGTATTCGTGCTTTTTGCATTAGCTGCGCCTATTCGTAATAAACCTCGATGTTGTAACTTTTCTCGTTGTTTGTTGTTGTGAATCTGTAGATCTAGCCTTTGCTAAAAGCCTTGTATACTGACTTTCCATCAAACCTGCTAAAGATGGGTCTCTTATTAAAGCAGTAGCAAACACAACAGCCATTGCGTATTCTACACATACAGAAAAATAAGAAGGCCAATCAACCTCACTAGCTCTATAAGTAAAGTCTACTATTAATTCATCTGTTGGAGAAGCATCACAGAATATCTTATTTCCATAAATATTATACTCTATTTGTAAATCTCTTACAGTTACAGCATGAACAAATAGATAGTCAGGAAGTTGATATGCTGCATCAAACCTCCCAGTAGGAGCGTCAGTTAATCTATTTAATACAGCTTGGTTAGCTGAGAATCTCCATCTAGTAGATGTAAGATTTGTTCTTGCAATATCTTCATACATATTACCTGCAATTAATGCTTCAGTAGTGTCATCATCAAAAGAAGTAATAGGCTCTGCACCAACTAAGATGAGAGCACGACTGCATATGTCAATTGCACTATTTGCCGGTGAACTAATTGCCATAATATATCCTAAGTAAAGTGGGGGCCGAAGCCCCCAACTATTTAGTCACCATCAGTTTCCGCAACAGCAGTACCATCAGATACATCTACAACTGAACCAGTATTAGAAAGAACAGTACAGAAGTTAGTTGTTGGAACGTTTGTATCGCAAACAATAACCAAGTCACGAACAGCAAGCATATTAGCTGCGCTGTTAAAGTAACCTGATGTGTTTACAGTAGCAATCGCATCCGCAGATGTATACATCCACAAACTACCATTTGAGTCGCCACCGATACGAGCAAGACCACTTGCACTATAAGCCATTTTAGATCCTCCTCTTAATTATTGTCTAGGACTTCGTAGATACCGTTATCGTCGATAGCTACTGATCCCATTGACATCATTGATGTTGCTAAGTGAGATACTTTCTCAGCAACATAGTTCACTTCAGTTTGAACGTCAGAGTTCACACCGATACCTACAGCACTTGTATGGTAAGCAAAGTTCTTGCCTCCTGCTACAGCAGACGTTGAGAAGATCTTGAAACCCAAGAACTCTTTCATTGTCATGCCACCTGCAAACGGTAAGTT